GTAACTGGGTCGGCCAGACTTGGGGCACCAAGATCGTTGATCACTATGTGCTTACCGGCGGCCTGGCCGGCAAGCAGCTCGTCATGGAGCTCTGCCGAAATCTCGATTGCATCAGCTGGCCACGTGACGTTCGTCGTCACGTCATAGAAGCCGAGGGTCGTGGGTGAATAGAATGGCATGGGAGCCTCTTATCGACCGATGGAGAAAAGCTGGGCGGTGATTGTCCCGCTGATTGCGCTATGCACGGTTGCGGTCGTGGCGGTCGTCCCCGTCACGAAAACTGACAGATCATTCAATCCATCGTCGCCGTTTACCCAGGCTCTAGACCAGTTATTGAAGGCGCTGGCGTAGCTGAACGTCTGCGTCGTGGTGGAGGTGACGGCGACGTCTTGCACTTGAATCTTGAAGCCGTTGGACCACTGCACGTACATCGATGTCGATCCGAAAGACGAGGCAACGATGTAGGGAACGGTCTGTGAGACAAACAGCTGCTGAAGGGCGGTGAGAAGTTGATTTACCGTGCTCTTTGACGGCGTGAGGCCAGCCGCGATAATAGGTGCCAGGAGTTCTTCCTGCACCATATTCGCCCAGTCCGCAGTCAGTATCGTCGGCGACGTGCCGGCAGCGGGGTCGCCTCGTCCGAAATAGCCGGGAGAGCCAGCGTCTTGCGGTGCCGGGCGCGAAGCGACGGCACTTGAATTGTCAATCCGGAACATCGGACCTCACTTATACGATGGAGACGTAGGTATGGGCCGGCTTCAGCGTGTTGAGTTCGCAAAGCAGGACGTCGTTGCTCAGGCCGCTGGTGTTGGAAACAACGTGGACCTTCCACGCGAAAAGCCATTGCTCTTCATAGAGCGGGGTCTCGACGGAGCTGGTCTCCGCCCTGAAGGGCGCGACCATGCTGATCGTGATTTCAAATCCCAGCGCAGCGGCGAATGCGATGAAGAAGGTGGCACTCTGACCGCCACCGGCGACAAAGCGCGAAAGGACTTGTGCCGCCCGCTGTTGCAACGTGGCATCGGCGCCCACGCATGGGTCGGGTAGGCCAAGAGATGCCTCCCATTCCGGGACGAGATCGAGGTTTCGGCCGGGAAGGGATTGATCGAGCAATGCCGAAGCTGCGGCATCCAGCCGGGCCCAACCCTTCGCCAGGGCCTCGACCAGGTTTCCCTGCCCGGATCCTGGCTCGGCCTGCCACACGCGTCCACGTGGGAGCAGTGCGCGGATCGCGCCGGCATAATCGTCTGCGGAGTACGACATCAGGTGTAGCTGATCATGCCAAGGACAGGCAGGGCGCCCGCCGAAGACGTGATGTTGCCCGCCGGCGACGGGGACACTGTTCCGGCTGATGCGGTCACGGCTGTGACGACAAATCCGGACGTGCCCGAAACCGAGCGAATGGCGCTGTTGATATCGTCTAGCGCCGTGACTCCGCCGGGCTCCGCTGCTTGCTGCAGCGCCTCGGACACGGCCTTTGCGATGCCATTCTGGAGCGACGTGGCGGGGCTTGCGCCCAGACCCGCAATCGTCAGGCCGATCGTGTTCGGAATGGGGGCCATGGCATAGACCAGGGCGGTGACGGGCTGATCCGAAAAGATAGCATTGGCAATGGTGAGCTGATCGCCCGTGGCGTGAGCCGCGCGTGTTTCCGACGCGGCCGTGCCGTTCGTGCCTTGCGGAAAACCGCCAAAGCTCGACCTCAGATCGTCCATCATGAACAGCACCCCTACGGTGCCGGAGCCATAGACGTTGGGAGACGACCAGGCGCGCGTCACACCGCTGATCGCCAGTGCCCAGCTGACATAATCCGAGGCCGATCCTCCCGATGCGGGGCTCGCATAGGCGGCGATCATGCGTGTCCGAAGATCGTCGTCATTCTGGACATCCGTGCCGCCCTCGATAGCCACAGAGACGGTCCCTTGAGAGTTCACGCCGGAAATCGCCGACGTGATCGAAAGCGTCGTGCCTACTGGGGTGTTTCCGTCAGTGCCCGGCGTGTCCGCCTTTACTGTCACCGTGGCAAGACTGCTCACCAGAACGACATCGTCTTGCACCGTGAACGTCGCACCATCAGCGCGAGACAACGAGGTGCCGGCGGGAATGGTTCTGCTGGTGGTTCCATTGTAAATTACCTGCCCCGATGCATAGCCCGCTGCCGTCCTGATCACGTTCTTAAGGGCCGCCCAGCCTTCGAGGTACTCATCTGTTGCCGTGAAAGGCACGGACTGCTTGGCAATCCAGTCGAGGTAGCCATAGAGCCCGTTGGCAAGCGCGGCATCCACGTCGCCGAGCACGCCCAGATTGCTGTACCTGAGAAGCGCGTTCACGCCGGGCAGGCCAGCCGCGATATCGGCAGCGGCTTGGGAGCGCAGATCGGTCAGTGATGGACGCTCGAAGGGCATCAGGCGGCATCCCACAAATTGGCAAAGCGAAGAGATAGATCGGAGCTTCCGGCGCGGCGGATCACGACGGAAAGGGCGAGTACGTTGGGAGCCTGGAATTCCGCCGCCGTCGTGACCTCGCCGGCAACGCCGTCTTCGATCATCCAGGCTAACGCCTGCGCAGCATCATCCTGAACCGTCTTCAGCAGATCGTCTGTTTTCTTGGCTCGTTGCCGGAGCCAGAGCTTTGATCCGATCTCGCCACCCCACCAGCCGCGCCGATCCCCAGTGTTATCCGGCAGATCGTCATCCCCGCTCGCGAGTCCATCGGAAAACAGGCTGATGAGCACGGCCGTCGCGATCTCGCTGGAGGTTGGTATCCCCGGCGCGAGAACTGCATTGATCAATCCGCCATCCTGGTCGGTGATGGGCCGGCCCTGATCGTCCACCCAGATCGATGGGCTGTCAGGATCAAACACCCAATCGCCGGTGCCAGTCTCTGCATTCCAGCTGGTGATGATGTCGCTCATGCGGCCGTGTCCGTCGGGCCAGAAGTGCCGGTGCCCGTGGTGACGCCCATATGCTTGTGGGCGTTATAGGCATCGCGCAGCGCGCCGATTTCGACGGCATCGCCGCCGTTCAAGCCAGTGATGGTCTGGGCGACTTTCACGCGGCCGGTGAATTCAACTTCGGGACAGTCGAAAGTGATCTTGCTCGCGTTTTGAATGACCAGCTCCAGCCCGGCGCAATCGAGTACCGGGCCTGCCTCGGTGAATTTCAGTATCGCGCCGCGGACGTCGTAAAGCGCAGCATCCCCCGGTTTCAGGTCTTTCGGGCGCGATGGGCGATGGCTCGTGGCGATGATCACGGGAGCCGCGCGATCACCACCACGCCGGATCACCAGGACTTCTGCATCCTCGGGCGGGACCGAACTGAAACCGAATTCAGTGACGCGTGGGACGTTGTCCGTCACGCGGTCGGCAAACCCGGAGCCGGCAGCGCCCTCGGTCACCTGCATCTTTTGCAGATCGCCGCTGTCATCGATGGTCGACGCGCGGCCTATGCCTAATAGATTTTGGATTGCGCGACGCATCATTGCCCCACGGTGTTCACATCGGCCAGGTTCACCGGGACGAGCGTGATTGGTTCGGGCGTGAACGCCTCTTTGCGCATGCACATCAGGTCTGCGGTAGTCCCGCTTTCGTTCGTGCGACGGAAGGTGACCTCCGAAATCACGAGCTTTTCCTCAGCATCCATCGCTGGCAGCTTCACAGGCAGAAGGGTGTTCGTTGCCCAGATCGTCCCCTTGCTGTCGCGCCAGCTATCGATCGTGGCACGCGCGACAAAAGCGCGACCAGCCCGGCGTGATGCCTCCCACTTGGCCCGCTGGATCGTGAAGGCCTGCGGGTCGCTGGCGACGTTCTCAACAACCAGATAAGTCAGTCGGTGGCGGGGGACGTTCGCGTCGGTGGCCTTGTAGAAGAAATCCGAGCCGGCCAGGTCCATCATGGCGTCCATGGATTCGGAGCAGCAAACGTAGTCCGAGAACCGCTGATCCATGGATTTCGTCAACGACCAGGCTTGAACGTTCTCGCCATAGCGGATGCCGCTGGCCGCTTCGGCCGTGCCCACGGATGCAAGCGCCAATTTGCCTTCCGACGTCTCGTAAGCGAGCAGGCCAGCCGCGCGCGCCAGGCGCTGGATGATCTCTGCGGCAGTTTCCCCGTAGTTCAGAGGCCATTGGGCAACATCCGCGCCAGGCGAGGCACCATTGAGTATGACAACGGTAATGCCGTAGGCGGATGCAAGCTTGGTCGCGATCGTTTGGGCGTTGCCCCCGATCAGTTGGTGAGACGGCCACTCGGCGCCGCAATCGACCAGATCTTGGGTAGTCCCACGCCCCTGGACGACGATGTTGTGGGATTCTGCATCGCCCGCATGCGTCACCCGATCGACGTATCCGGAAATGACACGGTCATTGCCCAGCAGCACCTCGCACTGATCGCCCTCGGCAATAGAAGTGGTAGATGTGGGCGGCTTGCTGGCCTTGATCTCGAACGAGTTCGGAAACCCCTCTGCGCGCAGAGTGACCTCGACCTCTTCCCAGCCGCTGTATTCGGTCCCATCGATGACCAATGTAAGATCATCGGGGCCGCGCTTCTGTGCGTTGACGACAATGGCAGGCTCTTCGCTCATGAGCTCAGTGCCGTGAAGCTGGCGGGCATGAACAGCGGGTGCGGAGGGTTCGCCTGCCTCACCAGTTCGTCCGCGCGGGTGGCGTCGGCATAGATTGATTGGGCCAGCGTGAGCGCAGGCAGAGCCAGCGCGAAGTTGAATGTGCGAAGCGTTGCCAGGGTGGCGCCCCGCGCGCGCAGGTCTTGGACGATCGCGCCACGGACATCTCGCAGGGCCGCAAATGCATCGTCCTCGCCTGCGTCGGCCGCTGCCGTCATCAGCGTGTAAAGCGCACCTCCGATGTCGGTGATGCGCGCAGCGGCGTCATCGGCGCTGGAGGGTTGATATTGCGACACTGCGGTTGCAAGCGCGGCGGCCAGCGTGCGCAGCACCATTTGATCGATGGCAGATGCAGCGTCAGATTGAGCGCCGGTGACCACATGGGCCATCAACGACAGGATGAGTCGGATCGCATCTGCAGGATCCGCGCAGCATGCCAGCAACGCATCAATCATCGCCGTGGCTGAGGTCGAGACGTCGTCTGGAATGGACAGGCCAGCGTCGGTCACAACCTCAGCGAACGCGTCAGCCGCCGCCAAGGCTGTCTCTCGGGCGGTCGAAGCGATCGGCACGATATCCGCCACCGACGTTCCGGCCGCGTAGGGGGATGTATTACTGCCGATCACGCCGACGTTGCCCCCTGCCGCGAACCGTCCGAATGAGCCGATCAGGTTGGCCGCCACCCGGTACATCGCAGTGGCATCAATGATCGCCCGCTTCACGACCGAAACCCAAGATTTTGCCGCCAGAAAAGCTTGTGCCACGACCGCCTCGGCCGCGCGGATCGGCGATGTCACCGCTGCGATTTCACTGTTCAGCGCAGCCGAGCCTGCCTTGATCGTGGCGATGGCCTTGGCAAAAGCGTTGGTTTTCGCCTTTTTCAGCTGCTTTGCAGCTTTGGTCGCGGCCGTCGTGGTGGAGGATTGCGCACTCGGGAAGGTCTGTGCGCCGCTTTCGACGAATTCGAAATCGACATCCGAAAAGCTGTTCGCGCCGAGCCCTTCGCTGATCGAACAACGCTCGAGTGCGACGGTCACGGCGCCCAACGTTGGCATGATGAGCGTGCCGGTACCCGACTTTTCCGTCGCTGCGATCAGGTTCTTGCGCTGAAGGTCGATTGATTGACCGCCGATCAGGATGTCCCCATCGAGCACAAATCCCCGCAACCGGAACCGACGCGCGGACCTCCCCATATCCTCTGCCCACGGCGCATCTTTGCCGGGGTACTGGTGTAGCGCGATGCGTCGCCCGACGGTGGTGTCCGAGCCGGTGACAGCAAAAGGGACGCCCCTGAATGACGCGGCTTGCAGCATAGTTGGCCTTTGACTTGCTCCCCGGATCACTCAAAGTGATGTGGTCAACAGGGAGCATGAAATGAGATTCGAGAATCCTGCGAACGGCTATGTCGAAGGCGCCAATCTTCCAGCGCTTTGGGCATTGCTTTGCGGACCGGCATATTTTCTCGCCAAGGGCGTTTGGCAGCATACTGCCTTGTTTATGTTGTTGGTTTACCAAGTCGTATTTGCGATTGTGTTCACGGAATACAAGCCAGACGAACAGATATCTCTTCCTGGTATAGCCGTTGGAACATTTATTTTAAGCAGCCCAATATTTGTAATTTACGCCTGCCTAGCGAAGAATATCGTGCGTCGGCACTATCTTCGGAAAGGTTGGTATGAATTGGGCGCCGATGGTGAGAGAATCGCGCCTTAATTTGCCATCGCATGGCTCACGGCAGGTTTGCTTCCACCGCCAGCCGTGACCTTGACCTTCGGCGGTTTCTCGTGCCGAACCTCGACTTCCACCTTCACCGGCACAGGTTGTTGGGCGGTGGGGGTCTGGGCAACGGCTTCAGCGAGGTCGCCTCTACGTGACGCCTGAAAGTCGGCGTCGCGCGGTGCCTCGTGAAATCGGGAGACAATCTGACCGGCTTCTGATGCCGACTTGGCGTTACGCAACATGTTGCCGGCGTTCTTGTGTGTGTTGCGCAACTCCCAGTCGTAGAAGGCAGCCTGTTCCCACTTATTCGACTTCCGGATGTCGTGGCCAAAAATGCGTCGGAAGTTTGCCTGCCGATCGGGGTGCCACTGACCGAGGCCGAATGCCTGGCCGCTGTCTCCCACGGCCGATGGGTTCAAGCCGCTCTCCGCGATCATGTTGGCCACGATCCCGGCTGACGCCTCCTTACTCCAGCCGCGACGCATGAAGAACGATAGGAGATCGCCTGCGCCTTTGGCTTTGTCGGATGCAAACGAGGGCTGCGCGCCGCTGCCGTAAATCTGCTGCTTATCGACCATCGCCTGAACATGGCCGGCAATAGGATCCGTGACATGGGCGATGTTGCTGGTCAGGGTGTCGGCGGCCTTGAGCAGCGAGCTCCCGGCTTCGCCGATGCGCTTGGAGGCCGACTTGAAATCGCCATGTACGGCGTCGTTGAACGCTTCCGTTGCACGATCGCGGGCATCGCCCAGATTTCCGCTCATGGCCTCCGAGGCACGCCGTCCTGCTTCGTTTTTGGCAGAATCGATATGCTGGTCGCTGATGATGCGCTTCCGGTCTGCAGCGCGAGCTTTCTGGCCCGTAGCGTCGTCAATGACGACGGCATTCTTGTCGGCATCCTTCATGTCCGCCGCAAGCGATTTCCCGCCCTGGCTGAAGGCGGGCAACGCAGCCTCAGGAATGCCAAGCAATCTGGCCACGGTGCGACGGCCACTGGAATTCTGGCCCTTGATGGCATTC